GCACCTGACTCTTAATCAGGGTGTCCAGGGTTCGAACCCCTGGTGGTCCACCAAATAAACCCGCACAGTAGTGCGGGTTTTTCTTTTGACATCATTTTTATCAGGGTACCTTTTGACATCATTTTGACATCAATTAGAATATGTTTGAAATCTTTTCTACGACATCTGCTTCCATAATCGGAGTAACATGAGAGTAGGTATCCATCGTTTGTTGATACGAGGAATGACCAAGTCTCATTTGTACGACTTTAAAGTTTACGCCGGCTTCTAATAATAGGGTGGCGTGTGTATGACGAGTATCGTGCATCGTAAAGTCAGGTCTACCGATTGCGGTGGCCAACTTTTTACATTTTAAAGAAACCTTAGCCGGATCACGAGGACTTCCAAACTTACCTGGGAACACGAGATTATTATTTCTCCAGTTCGTTGCTTTTAGACGTCGTTTATCGACGCATGTGCGAAGTTTTAGGAGCTCTGCGATAGTTTTATCGTCGAGTGATATAGAACGCCTAGACGAGCTGTTTTTAGTCGTTTTTGAGATAGTCGTAACTTCATTGATTCGTAAAACTGTCTGATTGACGGTTAACGTCTTTTGTTTTAAGTTGACATCATCCCAGGTTAAGCCTAGTATCTCGCTACGGCGTAAACCTGTAGTAAATGCTAGCTTGAATAGGGCGTGCCATTCGACATCATCGATTTGTTCAAGGAAGGCCTCAACCTCTTCTTTAGATAGCGTTACCATTTCACGTTTACGCTCTTGTTTAGGTTTCTTAACTAATGTGGCCACGTTCTTCGAGAGTATCTCATCCATGACGGCCTGCTTTAGGATAGCTCTTAGAACGGTCAGCGTGTAACTGATAGTCCGAGCTGATAAATGACTCATGCTATCCATAAGTGCTCTTACGTTTAGTGCTGACAGCTCGACCAATCGTATCGAGCCTATAAAAGGTACGATATAGGTTTTAATAATATATTGGTAAGAGGAGAGGGTATTCTGTGAAACCGTATCCGTTTTAAGTCGGATCCAATACTCGCACCATCGCTCGATTGTAATCGTGTTATCGTAGTTAGCGCATTGTGCTAGCGACTCAACGTAAGCATCACGTTCGGCAATAGCAGCTTTCTTGGTCGTTCCATAAAAGTATTTACGCTTACCGTTTATCATCTTGGATACTTGATAGCGCCCATCGACTCGTTTTTTAGCCATAAAAATAACCTCCTTGGCTTAAATTTGGGTATAAGAAATACGCCTTAGAGGTTTTATGTGATATAATGATATTGGAGTAAAAATGAAGTACCTCTAAGGTATGTAGTTTTTAGTAGCCCTCACTGCGGTGGGGGCTTATTTTTTTATCTAAAATACAGAATCTAGTACATTGTCATACCAGTGTTTTTTCTTTTTAGGCTGTTGCACTTCTTCAGATGGTGCCTGGTGTATCTCATGATCGGCTTGCCATTTTGCTAGTGCATTTTTAGTACCTTCATCGACTTTGTGTAAGTCGTCCATTTCTTTTTGTGTCATACTAATAGTGCGTTCGAGATATTCCTGTTCGTCTAGTAATTCCGTGCTCCCGTCATCGTAATGTACTAGTACCTTAGGACCGTCTAACGCCTTGAATTCATCGTGAGATACCTCAGTTCTAGCGAACCCCGTAACTGTAACTAAGGCAAGCATAGTAGTAATTAATAAAGTCTTTTTCATGTTAACATCTCCCTATGTTAAATAATATGATGATAAAAGTCGATTCCGTTAATGTCTCCATCTTCAATCTGAGACATTCTAACCATACGTTCGACTAAATTAACGTGATGATCTACATAAAAGTCATCACGAATAATATGACTTAACTCATGCTTTATTTCCTCCCTTATGCGTTCATGGGGAAGATTTTTATTAATGTAGATATTATGAGTGTCTACATCTTCTGATTCCTCAGAAACTGCTTTAGCATTTGGTAAGTCACAATAGATAAGGTTAATAACCAATACTACCACTCTCCCTTGTGTGTATTACTTATGTTTAGATTTTAAGAACTCTATATATTTGACTGTTTCTTCCATCTCCTCTTTAGTGATATCTTTAGCAGCAGAGAAGAGCATACGAGCCCCTGGGCGTGTGCGTAGGTACTCGGCGAACTCAGCGGCTTCTCGGTCTGTGTAGTAGCCTTCAGTATATTTCTCTACCAATTCAGATTTAGGAACGCCAAAATAATTCGCCATCATCTCTATTTTATCAATTCTAGGATAGGTGTTACCTTTAACCCAATCTGTAAAGGTCGTGTATTTAAAGCCCAAGTCAGCACAGATTTTATTTCGGTCTATTCCTCGGCTATCCATTAAGCGTTGGATATTTTCAGCCATAATGGCCTTATTACCTAAATCACTCATGTTGAAATCCTCTCAAATTAATATCGTTAATATACCTATATATTACGGTATTCACGTAAAAAAATCAATATTTTACGGAAATTTTACAATATTTTATGATTAATTTATGGACATTACGGTTTATCCGTACTACAATGATAACTGTAAACAGGATCTATACATCAGAAAGGAGGTAGCCCATGAAGTACACGTTGAAGATGTTGAGGGCATCGAGAAATTGGTCCCAGGTAACAGCGGCAATGCATGTTGGCGTATCAGTTGACACCTGGGGGAACTGGGAGCGTAAGCGTTCATTTCCGGATGTGCCACACATTAAGAAGATTCAAGAAGTGTTCAATGTGGCATATGATGACATTATTTTTTTATAACGAATTACGGTTAAACCGTTACGGAGGATAGGTTATGAAAGAATTCGTAATCAGAATGTTCGGCGAATCCATTACGGAACGCATGAACGAGTTAGGCATGACTAAGACGGCACTGATCAAACAAGCTGAAATCTCGATGGATACGTTAAACCGAGCTATCAAAGGTAAGTCAGTGCAAATGTCGACAGTCGTTGGTATCTGCTATGCGTTGTGTGTCGATGATAACGAAAGTCACGACTTTTGGGAAACCGATTACTACAACCCTAAATTAGATAGGAGGTAGCTATGAATAAAAAACAATTATTAGAACTAGCTAGTTGTTGCTTATGGATTTTAGCACTGGGCTTGTCCGCAGGTATAAGTTTATTCGTGATGCTATCCCTGGTGCTTCTAGCATTCTAGGAGGTACCTATGAATAAGATGTGTATCACGGTAGCGGAGGCTGCGGAGCTTGCTAGCGTACCGCAAGCCGTTATCCGAGAATGGGCGCAAGATTTTGACTTTCCGTCCATGAAAATCGGTAAGCGTGGAGGTAAACGCCTTATCCACGTTGATTCGTTCAATGCTTGGCTTGCTAAACGATGCCAGGCACGAATAGGAGAGTAGACATGATGAAAGTAGTTTATGTGCTTCGCATTATTGCAGCCATATTAGTAGTAGGAACTGTCGGTTCTATCGAAATAGACCGCATTGATTTATGGACTGGTATGTGCCAGGGGTTACTAGGTATCACTCTTTGGTTACTCACTGGATACTGGATTGAGGAGCTAAAAGAGTATGAACGATAAACGCTGTTCCTTCTGTAATAAAAGGATTAAAAGTCCTTACACAAATTGGTCGTACCTGACAGGTAAGCCACGTATCGTGTGCGATAACTGCAAAGACATACATCCGTGTGTAAATAGAATAACACGTTTATCCAAACGTGCCTAGCGAAAGGAGGTGAGGGCATTGCGAGACTGTACAACGTGCCTTAATAGAGATTACTGCATTCCTGATGAGTGCGAGCACCTGGGCACAAAAAAAAGCACCCCAAAGCACGGCAATGCTAAAGGGCGCATAGAAAAATATCCATTTAAAGTATATCACATAGTTAAACCGAAAGGGAATAGAACAATGATCGAGTTAAAAATCACAGTTGATAAAGCAGTTGAATTAGAACAAGAAGTGAAAGACCTATATCAATCTATTGTAGGTGCTCCAGTTAAAGAAGAAACACCTACTAAGAAGGAAGCTCCTAAGAAAGCTGAACCAGTTAAAGAAGAAGCCCCTGCTCCTAAAGCTGAACCCGTACCTACAGAGGAACCAGCAAAAGCTGAAGAACCTAAGGTAGAGGTTCCTAGCCTTGAATCAACTCGTGAAGCAGTAAAAGACGTAATGGCAAAAGCCGACGATAAAACAAAAGCTAAAGGCGAATTCAAAGCCTTCTTAGATAGCATCGGGGCTGAAAAGGTAACATCTGCTACCGATGAGCAACGTATTCAAATTATGGAATGGGTGAATAGCCGTGGCTAAGAAACACGCCTTACTGGGTGCATCCAGTAGTGCCAGGTGGTTAGTATGTACTCCTTCAGCAAGACTAGAAGCGATGTTCCCTGATGAGCAATCTCCGTATGCTGCGGAAGGTACTGTAGCACATGACCTGGCGGAAGCAATTCTTCGACATAAGCTTGAAGGCAAAAAAGCCCCTAAGCTAGACGACTACTCCGCTGAAATGATAGAAGCGGTTAATCGATATGTCGATATTTGCGAAGAAAAGGTAAACGAAGCTCGTGCTCGTTCCTCTGATGCGGAAGCCATGATTGAAGCACGGCTCGACTTCTCTCGTTGGGTACCGGAGGGATTTGGTACCGGCGATATGGTAATCGTAGCTGATGGCATCCTGGAAGTAATCGACCTGAAGTATGGCAAGGGCGTTCCAGTTAGTGCCGTTGAAAACACACAAATGAGGCTCTATGCATTAGGTGCTTACGATGTAAACGAGTTCTTATACGACATTAAAACAGTTCGTATGACGATCGTTCAACCAAGACTTGATAGTGTGTCTACCGACGAAATGTCGCTTGAAGAACTTCTTGATTGGGGCGAAGATATCAAACCAATCGCACAACGTGCCTGGGACGGTATCGGCGAATGTACACCTTGCGATTACTGTAACTTCTGTAAAGCACGGCACACCTGCCGGGCATTAGCAGATACTTGCCTTGATACATTCTATAAGAATGGCGGTAAGCTCAATCAATTACTCACTGATAGTGAAGTATCTGACATCCTAGCGATGAAAGATTTAATCACAAAGTGGATTAAAGGTGTTTACGACTTTGCATATGAGAAAGCCTTATCGGGCGAAAAGCAATGGCCTGGATATAAATTAGTGGAAGGTACATCAAGACGTACAATTACGGATCCGGAAGCTGCAGCTAAAACATTACTCGATAACGGCTACAAGGAAGAAGAAATCTTCAAGCCTCGAGAACTCGAAGGTATCACTAACCTACAAAAGGTTCTTGGTAAAAAAGGCGTTGCCGAATACCTAGAAGCATATATCGACAAGCCTGAAGGCAAGCCTACACTTGTACCGGAAAGCGATAAACGCCCGGCAATTAATACAGTTGAAACAATGATGAATGAATTTGAAGATGAGGTATAAGAGATGAATAAAACATTAACAACAGCACTTGCAATTTCCGCGTTAGCAGTAAACGTAGTTGGCGCAACTAGTAATAACACAGTAGGCGGTACAGATAATACTATCTCCGCAACTTCTACAAGCTCCGCAGTATGGGGCTTCCAAAACAACATCGACGCTAATAATGCGTTAGCGTTCGGTACAAATAATACTGTAACTGGTGAAAATGGCTTCGCAGGTGGTAATAACGCTACTGCAGCAGGTCGTAACTCCTTTGCCTTTGGCTCTCATGCCGAAAGCCTGGTGGAATACACAGTGGCAATCGGCAATCAAGCCAGAGTTTCCAGTTATGACAGCGTAGCTATCGGCAACGGTGCCTTCGTATCCGGTGAATCTTCTGTAGTATTAGGCAGAACTAATAATGTTACAGGTGCGGACACTGTGGTTGTCGGCGCTAACAATGGCACAGTGGCTGGCGGGCAATCCGCCGTAGTCGGCTACAACAATAAAATCGGTGCTGACAAAGAGCAATTAGTGTTCGGTTCTAATTCTGAATCTAATGGCCAAGGTGCTCTTACATTTGGTACTCATGCCAAATCCTTAGCCACTGACGCCGTTGCATTTGGTAACAACACGATTGCTGACCAAGCGAATGCGGTGGCAATCGGTACCAACAGCGTTACAGATAGCGCCGTTGGTGTTAACGGCATCACGATTAATGGCACTAAGCACGTATTTGCTGGTGAACAACCAGCAAGCGTAGTGTCCTTTGGTTCTAAAGCCCGTGCTGGTGCAGGCGGAGTAACTCAATACAACCGCCAACTTACGAATGTTAGCGCTGGTCAAATCTCCGCTGATTCATTAGACGCTATCAATGGTAGCCAGCTGTATGCGGCTATCGATGAAATCGAAACAAACGCTAAACAAATTAGCAAAAATAAGCAAAACATTAAAGATGTGGCAATCGGTTTGAACATGCTTGGCGATGTAGTGAACGATCATGAGCAAGCTATCGCAGGTAATACTACTGCAATCGCCAACAACACTAACCGCATCAATGGTAATACAAATGCGATTAATACATTAGGTCAAAAGGTAACTGCTAATACAGCGGATATTAGAAGCCTTGAACATGTGGCAGATAATCACGAAGGGCGTATCACGACTTTAGAACATCGTTCTTTGGGCTTAGCTAATGACATTAACAACAAAGTCAACAATCTTGGCCAACGTGTTAACAAGTTAGGGGCAAGTTCCGCAGCACTTGCAGGCTTGCATCCTCTCGACTTCAACAGAAATGACAAGGTCAGCTACGCTGTAAGTTACGGCCATTACCGTAACAGTAATGCAGTAGCGCTCGGTGTATTCGCTAGACCTAATGAACGTATCATGCTTGGCTTTGGTGCTACGCTAGGCGGTGAGAACCAATACACCGTAAACGTAGCATTCAAAACTGGTAAAGGTTCTGACTATGTAGCAGAAGCTAAAGATGCACAAAGCCGCATCAGTAAACTTGAAGCACTCGTAAACAAATTAATGACTGAAGTAGAAGCTAACAAATAATTCATTTAAAGAAGGAGACCGTAACAATGGCTAAATTAACAACTGGAGTAGTAAGACTTTCTTATGCGAATATTGCACAACCTCGTAAAAACGACGACGGCAAAGCAAAATATAGTTCCCAAATCATAATCGATAAAACAGACAAGAAAACAATCAAAGCATTTGAACGAGCTATCGAAGACCTTAAGGCTGATCCAAAAGCAGTAGCCAAGGTAGAAGGTAAAGCAGCATACCTTAAATTGAACTTACGTGATGGTGATACTGATGAAGCAGTAGCTGACCAACCGGAAACATACGCTGGTAAATTCTTCATCAACGCTAACAGCGATAAACAACCTATCGTATTCACTCGTGACAAAATTAAAATGGACCAATTCGACATCGAAGAAGAAATTTACTCTGGCGTGTATGCGCAGGTAGCGCTTTCTGTATTCGCTTACAACTTCAACGGTAAAAAAGGTGTAGGTTTTGGATTAAATGGTGTTCGTAAAGTTAAAGATGGTGACCGCCTAGGTGGTGTTCACGTATCTGCTAGCGACTTTGGTGACGACGATTTAGGCGACCTAGACGATGACGATTTAATCTAAGGAGGCTTATATGGAGCTCAGTATTGATGTGGAAACGTATTCTGACTGCCCTATTAAATATGGGGCTCAGCGATACGTTGATGATACAACATTTGAAATACTGCTATTTGCCTACAGCTTCGATGACGAACCGGTCGAAGTAATTGATATGACAAAGGATCCACTACCCGAAAGGGTGGTGGACGCTTTGTATAACAAGGAAATTACAAAGACCGCATTCAACGCAGCATTTGAAATGCTTTGTCTTAAAAAGTATTACCCTGATGCGGATTACACGAACTGGGAATGTACCTCTGTACTAGCGTTGTACTGTAGCTTGCCTGCGAGCCTCGATAATGTGTCTAAGGCACTCAAGCTAGGAGAAGCCAAAGACTCAAGAGGTAAACGCTTAATTCAGTTCTTTTCCGTACCACGAAAGCCAACTAAGACAAATCCTAAGACACGAAATATGCCCGAGGATGCGCCTGAAAAATGGGCGGAATACATTGAGTACAACCGACAGGACGTGGTAGTAGAAAAGGCAATTCGTAAACGCTTACTTTCGCTGAAACCACCGGCTATCGAGCATGAGTACTGGCTACTCGACCAAGATATAAACTGGCGAGGCGTGAAAGTAGATATGGAACTCGTCGATGCAGCGCTTGCCTGCAACGACGAAATTGAGGAGGAAGCTACCGAGTCATCCAAGATATTAACAGGATTAGAGAATCCGAACAGTACTATGCAACTTAAAGAGTGGCTAACTGCAAGACTAGGATATGATCTAGAAACAATGCGAAAAGACGATGTATCAAACCTCTTAGCACAGGATATCCCCTCTGATGTTCGCAAGGTACTGAAAAATAGACAGGTGCTCGGTAACTCCTCCATCAAAAAATACTTGGCCATGAAAAACGCTGTATGTTCAGATGGTCGCATCCACGGCATGCTTCAGTTTTACGGAGCGATGCGTAGTGGACGATGGGCGGGACGTGTAGTACAGCTACAGAACCTCCCTCGTAACTACTTAGAAGATTTAGACACAGCTCGGGAAGTACTAAAAAGTAGAGACGTAGAAATGCTAGACCTGCTATACGGGAACCCTGGTGACGTGATCAAGCAACTTATCCGTACCGCTTTAGTAGCAGAGGACGGACACCGATTCATTGTAGCCGACTTTAGCGCTATTGAAGCCCGTGTAATCGCCTGGCTTGCTCACGAGCAGTGGCGCCAAGATGTATTCGCTCAAGGCGGAGATATCTATTGCGCTTCCGCATCAAGCATGTTCCACGTACCAGTTGAGAAACACGGTGTTAATGGGCACCTTCGCCAAAAAGGAAAGGTAGCTGAATTAGCGCTGGGGTATGGCGGCGGTGTAGGAGCCATGAAAGCGATGGACACTAAAGGTGAGATTCCGGAAAGCGAACTCCCTGGAATCATCGAAGCATGGCGACAAGCTAGTCCACGAATTACGAGATTTTGGAAGGATGCAGACAGCGCAGCAAAGCAAGTCGTGAGAACAGGAGAACCAGTACGAATTAGACAAGGCAATATTAAATTCTTTAAGTCGAAAGGATTCCTGTTCATTGAGTTACCATCCGGTCGAAGACTTGCCTACGCAAGACCTAGACTCGGGCTTAATAGATTCGGTAGTGAATCGATTGAGTATGACGGAATGGATCAGGTTAAGAATACATGGGGCAGAGTTGAAACCTACGGCGGAAAGCTCGTCGAAAACATTGTACAAGCTGTAGCAAGAGATTGCTTAGCCGCATCAATGCTCAGACTGGCCAAAGCTGGTTACAAAATTGTAGCCCACATCCACGACGAAGTGGTTATCGAAGCGCCAATAGGCGAAGGTAGTTTAGAAGAAGTTATAGATATTATGTGTGAACCTGAACCCTGGAATGAAGGGCTCATATTAAACGCAGCAGGGTTTGAGAACCCTTACTATATGAAGGATTAGGAGGACAATCCGTATGAAACTCTCAAAACAACAAATTCAACAACAACGCGAAGCGATCGACGCTTTATATGAACTTGTAAAAGAAGCGCCAGCGAGTGAGCGCAAAGACTCCGCTATGGCATACTGCGAAGGTTGTATCGCCGCTTGTGATTTAGGTCTTAAGGTATTAAACGGTAAGAAAGCAGAAGCTCCTAAGGCTGAGGAAACGCCAAAGACAGAAGAGCCTACGGTTACGGAAGAACCAAAAGCTGAAGAGAAGCCTAAGCGTAAACGCACTACTAAAAAGAAAGAAGAACCTGTAGTAGAAGTTCCGGTAGTTGAGGAAACTCCTGAAGAAGATGATTTAGACGATTTGTTATAAGAGAAAGGATATAGCGCCTTATGAAGGTCTTATTCAATCTACAAGTACAACAGCTGTACGACCTAGTGCGGCGCAAACAAGTTTCACCATTTACCCCTGCAAGCCATTACCACGTACCTTGCGGACACTCCTTCGCTAACCTATGGCCTATGGAGTCTAACGGATTTGGAATAGTGCCTTGCAGGGAATCAGAAGAGTTCTATTGCCCGAGTTGTGGCGAGCGGATCCACGCTAAAGGGTTTACTGCGGAAGTTGGATATAGCGCCACCGTTCCTTTATCCCTGGACCTATCAATTATAGATAGGGGCGATAAACTGGACGTGCAATTTGAGTACGACACAGTGTATGCCGACGGCGATACAGGGATGATATACAAAGGTTATAAATCTCATGTCATCGATGTGGTGCGGTTTGACTTTAAACAAAGAAAAACCTCTATCATATTTAAGAAACGCTCACGCAGTGATGTCGTCGAAGAATCGACGGTTTCTCCTACGCGTTTAGGAAATAGCCCTTTATCCTTAGCTTGGTTTGTAGCCACACCGGACTGCAGACTGCATAACCATCAAGATGAGCTAAAACGTTTCGCTAAGGTATTAAAAGAAGTATTCTTCGAGAAGCTATCAAAGGTCGTAGGTTATAAAGTCAAACGCATTAGACAAGGCGTACAGGTGTCTAACAATTACGGAGCCTTCGATAACCTACTTCATAACTTAGCATGGAAATTACAAGCTCCTGATGCACCAGCTATCAATGATAGTCTTAAACGAGACTATGATGACTTCTATAATCGGAAATTCACTAACGAGACACTTGGTATGGGTAACGTATTAGAGTTAACGACAAAAGGTGATTCCTTTATAAAGGCCTTAATCAAGGCTCATAACTTACCGGATGCTAGATGGGTTAGAAGGTTATTACACGATAGACCGTTCTTCTATGCGAAGATCATCAAAGTTATGGCTACGTTATTTAAGAGCAAGGATTACCAAAAGGCTATGGTCGATGTTATTAAAGATAACTCTGATAATACAAGTTATATTCAGTCTTGGCCATTATGGCGTGATGACCGTGATTTATCAGTAATCCGTAAATTTGTTAACATCCTTAGCCATCAATACGGTGAGCGCCAGGCGTTCTTATTCATTAGAAACGCACCGTCCTATCACGATATCAGAGATACCGCTAGTATGTATTTTGAGTTATCGAGAAGTCGCCGTAAAGAGGTATGGAGCAGTCGCATCCAGGTGCGAAGTCTACATGACACCATCGCGAGAATGCAAAAGTTTGACAAAGTAGAAGACGAAATCGTACAGCAGCGTAAAGCACATCGTGTGCTAGCTGACATGGTTAACGGTTACCGCTTTATGGCCATCGGTTCTACTCATGACATCGTTGATATGGGTATTCAGCTTAATAACTGTGTAAGCTCCTATATCAAAAAAGTAAAAGCTGAAACGTGTGCTATCGTAGGTGTCTATAAATGTAACAAGCCTGTAGCGTGTATCGAGGTTAACCCCGTTAATGATGCGGATGACTTCATAGAGATACACCAGGCTAAACTTAAAAACAATCGTGGCGTATATGAAGACCACGCTATCAATGGGGCTGTTAGTCAATGGGTTACCTCTCACGGATTAAGCGTTCCGGCGTATGTACGAGATATCCACTTTGCGAAGGGAGGAGCGATGTAATATGGATACCAATATCATCATAGCTACGGGCAGAAGTCGCTCCGCCCGTAGCTGGAAGTCTCAGAAAATGACTTGGAGTGCTTTGGCTAATAAATTGGCTGAGCCTACTGTAACGAATGAAACGGCTGCTGAATATGCCAAGATGTCTAAGGCTGATCAAGGCCAAAAGAAAGACGTCGGCGGTTTTGTTGGTGGATATATTCCTAAAAATGGTAGACGGATTAGAGGTGCTGTTAAAGAGCGATACCTTATTACTCTTGATGCGGATAATCCTGGCGAAGATTTCATCGTAGACCTAGATATGGAATTAGGCGGTATGGAGTATGTACTCTACAGTACACACAGCCACACAGCTGACAATCCACGATATCGCGTCATTATCCCAGTCGATAGACCTATGACACCGGATGAGTACCTGGCAGTCTCAAGACGGATTGCTGATAACATCGGTATTGAGTTCTTCGACCCATCCACACACCAGGCTGAACGGCTTATGTATTGGCCAAGCCATCCGAAGGATGTCGAGTACGTTTACCTACATAGCGAAGGCTCACTCGTTTCCGTCGATGCGTATTTAAGCACGTACAGAGACTGGCGAGATACAAGCCTTTGGCCAACATCGGAAAAGGAATCACAAATTCGCCTTGATGCGGCTAAGAAACAAGGCAATCCATTAGAGAAAAAAGGCCTTATCGGTGCTTTTTGTCGGTGCTACAGTATCACGGATGCGATACATAAGTTTCTCCCTGAAGTCTATGAACCTACAGCTGTCGAAGACCGATACACGTATGTAGCCGGTAGCTCAGTAGGTGGCTTAGTGATTTACGATAACGACACCTTTGCTTACTCAAACCATGCAACTGACCCAATCAGCGGTAAGCTCGTAAATGCGTTTGACCTTGTCCGGAGCCACTTATTCGGAGATAAAGACCCAGCAGATGAGACCAGCGTCACCAAATTACCAAGTTACAAAGACATGATAGACTTCGTCAACGAAGACGGTGCAGCACCAATCCTGCTCGACAAAGAACGCATGGCGGATATGGAGTTCGAGGATATCACAGAGGATGACGAAGACTTTTTATCTAAACTTAAACGTGATAAAAACGGTACCCCCGAGTCTGATGTGTTCAACTGTTTAGTAGTACTTAAACAGGATCCTGCATTAAAGGGTAAAATCCGTCTTGATGAATTTTCGCACCGCTTAGTTGTAATTGACGACCTTCCGTGGCGTGGTAAGGATGAAACACCTTACTGGACAGATACTGACGATGCGTGCCTACGTAACTACTTCGCTACTAAATACCTTATCAAGGGTAAAGGCATCATCGATGATGCGCTCCAGGAAGTAACGCAAGATAACAAGTTCCACCCTGTACGCCAGTATTTAACAGGCTTAACTTGGGACGGCGAATGTAGGCTTGATACTCTCTTTATCGACTACATCGGAGCGGAGGATACCGACTACATCAGGGCTGTTACACGTAAATGGATGTGTGGTGCCGTAGCTCGTGTTATGGATCCAGGCGTTAAGTTTGATACGGCGATTGTGTTATATGGTTCTCAAGGTTTAGGTAAATCGTTAATACTAGAGCGGTTAGGCCGTAAATGGTTTAACAACTCTTTAGTAGACATCAAAACCAAAGACGCCCTAGAACAAATTCAGGGCTCCTGGATAGTCGAACTTGCAGAGCTTGCACCGACCTACAAGAACGATAATGAAATCGTTAAGGCCTTTATCAGCCGTACCTCTGACCGGTTCCGTTCTCCTTACGGCAGACGCACCGAAGAGTATCCTCGCCAATGCGTATTCGCCGGTTCTACTAATAATCTTATGTTCTTAAAAGACCGCACCGGTAACCGCCGATTCTGGCCAATTACTGGAGACAAAGACCGGAAGACAAAGAACTCCTGGGACTTGTCAAAGGATGAAATTGACCAATTATGGGCGGAAGCGTTCGTGTATTGGTCTGAAGGTGAACCATTAGTTCTTGAAGGAGCACTTGAAGAAGAAGCCCTTAGAATCCAATTATCCCATACAGAAGGCGGTGAACTCGTAGGGCTCATTGAGGAATACCTCGCGATGGAACTGCCTGAAGATTGGGAGTCTAAAGACATCTACGATCGCAGGGAATATATCCGGAATTATGGCGATGACGACTATTGTGGTTCAGTGCAGCGGGAACGAGTTTGTGCCCTTGAGATATGGTGTGAAGTGATGGAGGGCGACAGGAAGAACCTGCAGAACGCAAAAGCAAGAGAGATTATTGATATCTTGCAGTCTATTAAAGGGTGGAGTCCTTACACAAAGAGCGTTGGGAAGATGCGTTTTGGAAAAATGTACGGCGTGCAAAGAGCGTTTGTTAGAGACACTAGCTCACTCCAAAATAAGGCTAAAACGATAGTTAAAAATCGTAAATAGTCGTGTTGCCGATTTTTGTTGCCGATTAGCTAATTTTTATATATTGATATTTATCGAAATAGTTTTTATACATCCCTATACATCGATGAACTTTGATATAAGCTAAAAAATCGGCAACGGCAACACGTGTGGCAACAAAATCGGAAACACGATTAACGTAGTTGTTATTTATCTTAAATACAATTTGTTGCCTATGTTGCCAATTATTTACTATTAATTAAAAATAATAAATATATGAATAAGTGCTTGTATACGTATACACGTAAAAAACGCAAATACGCGTATATATATATATGAGAAAAAAAACGCCAACATCGGCAACACAACCCCGATGAAGCCATATTTTATATGGGCTGAGGCCTGTTGCCGATTTTTTATTGAGAACGAGGTGAGAATGTGGAAAAAGACATCGACCGGTGGTTAGGAAATCAACTCAAAAAAATGGGGTGCATATATATGAAATTCGTGTCACCTGGAAATGATGGTGTACCTGATCGGATTATTGTACTTCCAGGGGGCGGTGTTCTATTCGTCGAGTTAAAAGATACAAAGGGGAAGCTAATGGCTAACCAACGAGTACAGATTTCACGATTACGAAAACAAGGCGCTTTGGTGTTTGTGGTAACCGGGATGTCTGATGCCAAGTTATTTGTTGAAGATATAGAAAGGGCGATACATGGATTTTCAGCCACACGAATACCAAGAGATTGCTATTCAGCGGATAATTGACCATTCGCATTACGGGTTGTTACTTGATATGGGACTCGGCAAGACAATTTCTACACTTATTGCAATTGAACGGCTTATGTATGATTACTTTGACATTAAAAAAGTGTTACTCATCGCACCTAAGAAGGTAGCTGAATCTACATGGGCCCAAGAATCGCAAAAATGGAGCGCTACAAGACGTTTAACGGTGGTTAAGGTATTAGGTTCCGAGAAGGAACGTATACAGGCCTTAGAGAGTGAATCTGACATTTATGTGATAAATCGTGAAAACGTGCAATGGTTATATGAATACTACCATAAGAAGAAATCGTTCCCTTTCGATATGTTAGTGGTCGATGAGAGTTCTTCGTTTAAGAATCCACAGGCTAAACGGTTTAAGGCAATACGAAAACTCCGTCCATTGTTTAAACGGATTGTCATACTTACAGGTACGCCAGCACCAAATACGTTACTTGATATTTGGGCGCAAATGTATCTCTTGGATGGAGGCGAACGATTAGGTAAGACGATTACCGAATATCGCACTCGGTATTTTACGCCGGATAAAACAAACGGACACGTCGTGTATAGCTACCGACTACTGCCTGGCGGAGATAAGGCGATATTCGGCAAGATGCAAGATATCTGCATGAGCCTAAAAGCGAAGGACTATCTTACACTACCAGAGCGCATTGAAAACGTAATAACTGTAGAAATGAGCCCTAAAGAATGGGAACTCTATAAACAGATGGAACGTGAGCACGTACTTAGCTTAGCCAGTGATGACGATGTGAGCGCACTCAATGCAGCAGCACTCGCCGGTAAATTATTACAGCTGGCGAATGGATCCATTTATAACGATGACGGTGAAATCGTAGTCGTCCATAACGAGAAGATTGAACGCTTGAAAGAATTGGTAGAAACGAATGAAGGAAAACCGATATTAGTGTTCTATAACTTCAAACATGACCTTCAATCGATTAAAGAAGCATTCCCTAAGGCAGTTGAGCTAAAGACCGATGATGATGTAGCCGAGTGGAACAAGGGCAAGATACAAATGTTACTGGCGCATCCCGCATCAGCAGGGTACGGTTTAAATCTTCAAGCCGGCGGTAATATCATCGTATGGTATGGACTGACATGGAGTCTTGAACAGTATCAACAAGCGAATGCGAGATTACACAGGCAAGGGCAAACACAACCTGTGATTATCCACCACCTAGTAACAAAGGGTACGATGGACGAGCAAGTTATGAAAGCCTTAGAACGTAAAGAAGCTGGGCAAGATGCACTATTAGAAGCTATTAAATATCGTAAAGAATTGTATAAGGAGTGAAAATATGAAAGCTATAATGAATATTAACATTAGAAGTAAAGCAGATGATAATTACGTGGACTACAGCGGGTATCACATAGTTGATATCGCTTTTGGCCCTCCTAAAGAGGAGGATGCATATACATCATATGCGCTTGGGCAAATGGCAATAGAAGAAGTACTTGTGAGCATAGCCAGTAGGAAATGGATTGCTTTGTATGGGGATATATTTGACCTTGAGCTCGGGGCAGTAATGGTTAATGTGGGGCAATATGAAGCAATAGACGTAGATGTGTGCCGAATCATGACAGACTACGAGTTTCGTCAACTTTATTTAGACTACTTGAAACAGGAAGAACGAAAAGCTGCCTCAGATTTGGCGGAAATTGGTATCAATGAGGATAAATAATGCAAAAGAAATGTAGACGATGTGGAGATACATTTACAGTAACAACACACGAGGACTACTGCCCTGAGTGTGAAAAAGTTATGACACCTCCTGGCGCAGGCGTTAGTAAAGAGTTAACATGTGAAGGATGCGGTACAACCTTTATCCACAAAAAGGAAAAAGCGCAAGGTCGTTGGCCTAAATATTGTCCGGAGTGTCTACCTAAATACTCTAAGGTACCTAAGAAGAAGGAAGTGACCGTAGAACCGGTAGAGCAAACTATCGATGAAGAGGTAATGCAGACTATTGCAGAAAAAGTAACGCAAGCTATTGCTGAGCCTAAGACTGAAGATGTTATCAATCATCCTTCGCACTACACCCGAGGTAAGATTGAGGTTATCGATTTTATCGAGGATCAACAACTTCCATATCATCTAGGTAATGTTATCAAGTACATCGCACGAGCAGGGTATAAGGGTGACAAACTTGAAGACCTAAAAAAAGCGCGGTGGTACTTAGACCGGTACATCAATGAGGTAATGCGGCATGAGTGACTATAAAGAAAAGGCATCGGCTTATCTGCAAGATATAAAGATGATAGCCATTCGAATTCAATCGCTACGGCAAGATATTCGTAAACTGCAGTATGATATCATCACCTTATCGGCGATTGATTATTCCAAAGACCGAGTGTCGGGCGGAGGAACTCCAGTTGGGCTTGAAGGGGATGTGGCTAGACTTGTAGATACGGTAGATGCCAAGAAGCGGGAGATAGCAAAGCTTATTGCTAAAAGGGAAGAAGCAAGGGCTTTAATTGAAAAGATAGAATGTATACCAGGGCGTATTATATTAGCGCAAGAGTACATTAACGGGGCGTTTCCTAAGAAGGTACAAGCGATGATATTTTACGAAAAAAGCAGTTACTTCAATTTAAAAAATAAAGCGTTGAACGAATTAGGGGAACTCCTTTCATAGTGGAGTACTTTGGAGTGTTTTGGAGTATTTTGGACTTAAATGAACCGACTTGACATAGTATAATGTAGTTGTGAAAGGTGTCATTAGACCTCTAACACAAATCCTCTCTTATACACAACTCGGCAAAAAGCACGGTGATGACGACCGTGCTTTTTGTTGTATGTAGCATTGTAAATACAAGGGCCCGTATTTATGGTGTAGGCGATCGCGTAAGCTAAGGAGAGGGAATATGTAAAAATGAAATTTACTGCACAATGAAACCAGGGCGAGCCGAATATGTCCACTCTCTTAAAGCTTATACATTATGAGCTTGCCCTGTATCGTTGTACGCTGACATCTGATGACTAGAACTAGTAGTCCTCCAATAACTATATAGCCTAACAACAACCAACTAGTCATCGGATTTGAGCGTACAAATGGATTAAAGGTGAGAAGGTATGAGCACAGAAGTCAAATGCATTAAACGTAAATGCCTGAATAACAAAAACGGCGTTTGCACTGCACAACTAATTGAATACGACGGCCTGTGTCAAACGTATATCACACATGACCACGCACATAAAAGTAATTGTGGATTATGCACGCGTTCGCACGGCCGACTTAAGAGAAACAGCCGTGATGTATTAAGATAGCCAGGAGGTGAGATAGTGGCTGAGTTAAAGAACAAGAAACACGAAAAGTTTTGTAATGAGTATATCAAGGATATGAATGCTACACAGGCCGCTATTAGAGCCGGCTACTCTGAAAAAACAGCAGGTGCGCAAGCATCTAAATTGCTTAAAATAGTTAACATCAAAACAAGGGTTGCCGAGCTCCGCGACGCCTACTTCAACGAAAACATCATGACGGCTCAGCAGGTCGAGTATGAGTTAACACGAATTGCCCTGGGGCTCTCAAACGAAAAGCAAGTGGTTATCGAGGGCACAGGGGAAGGATGTTCCGAAGCTCGAATTATCGATAAGCCACCGGACGAGAAATCTAGACTGAAAGCCCTAGAGCTAATGGCTAAACGTCATAGAATACTCAGCGGTGATACGACTATCGATATTAAGCCTGTACTCATCGTAGGTGGTGACGATATTGCAGACTAACAGAGTGTACTTGCCTGATATCGTAGGCAAGGGATACGGTGCTTTTTGGCGGTTCAAAGGGCGTTATAAAGTAGTCAAGGGCAGTCGTGCCAGTAAGAAGTCCTCTACGCAGTCTCTGAAAGTCATTATAGAGATAATGGAGAACCCTTTTATAAACTGGCTAGTCGTTCGTAAGACAGAACGGACTTTGCGTGACAGTTGTTTCGCGCAACTCAAATGGGCTATGCGCCAGTTGAAGGTGGAGCGGTACTTCAAATGTTCCGTATCTCCACTTGAAATAACGTATATTCCAACAGGCCAGAAAATCCTATTTCGTGGTCTCGATGATCCTTTAAAGGTAACGTCCATTACTGTTGAAGTTGGTGCGTTGTGTAGGCTGTGGATTGAAGAAGCTTACGAGATTATGAGTGAAGATGCTTTCAACAGACTGGACGAATCTATTCGTGGCCAGTTACCCGACGGTATGTATCACCAGGTAGTGCTTACGTTTAACCCGTGGTCAGATAGGCACTGGTTAAAGAAACGGTTCTTTGACGAGCCTAGTGAAAATGTATTGGCCATGACTACGAATTACCTGTGTAACGAGTTCCTGAGTGACTCGGACTTGGTACTGTTCGAGGAGATGAAGAAGAACCCTAAGCGGTATCAAGTAGCAGGGCTCGGTAACTGGGGCGTTGTTGAGGGACTGGTTTACGAAAACTGGAAAGAACAAGAATTTAGTGTTGATTATATTAGAGGTCAAACCGGTATCAAGTCCGCGTTTGGCCTTGATTTTGGTTATACGGTAGACCCTACAGCGCTAGTGTGCATGCTAGTTGATATGGAGTATAAGAAAATCTACATATTCGATGAGCTGTACGAAACAGGGCTTACGAATCAACAATTAGCATCTCGTATTATTGATATGGGGTACGCAAAAGAGAAGATGAGGGCTGATAGCGCCGAGCCTAAATCTATTGAGGAATTGTACCAGGCAGGGCTAAAAGGGATAACCAGGGCTCGCAAGGGCAAGGACAGCATATTAAACGGTATTCAGAGAATACAAGATTACGAATTAATCGTTCACCCAAGATGCGTTAATGTGCTGCGTGAATTATCCACGTACCAATGGGCGAAGGATCGCTTTGAGAAATACACAGGGAAACCTGAAGACGAAAATAACCATGCTATGGATGCTATGCGGTATGGTTTGGAAGATATTAATGTAGAAAGGTGGTCGTTTGATTGATATTATCTCAGCTGTGGGACCGCATCATAAAAGGTTCAGCGACTATGTCGGAACGCGAGTTCCTACAAGCGCAACTGCGTAATTTTCTAGGTAGCGAACAGCGGAAAACGATGTGTACTGCTATCGATTATTATGACGGTAAACATGACATTTTGAATAAGCAAAGATACGTTATTGGCGAGGGTAATACGCGAATAGCGTTACAGGGCGTTCCTAATAATCAGATTGTGGACAATCGATTTGATGATTTAGTAGACCAAAAAGTTAACTACTTATTGTCTAAGCCATTAGATATTAATACCGATGATGACGAGCTCGATAAGATGTTCGGTATTCAATTCCAGCGCTTATTGAAGTCTGTAGGCAAGTTCGCAACGATGGCGGGTAAGGCGTATATTCACCCTTACATTGGTATCGATGGCGAGTTAAAGTTTAAAATGATGAAACCGCATCAGGTTTTACCATTTTGGGCAGATGAGGAACACACACAACTAGATGCGTTCCTTTACTTGTACGACATTGAGTACTACACAGGACTAGAAACTAAGACCATTCACAAAGTGGAATACTACACACCGAATGGTATTCAGTATTATGTATGGGATACGGAACGTTTACTTCCTGATCCGGATAAAGAAAATACTGCCAATTTTGCTATTGACGATAAACCATACAACTGGGAGCGTATTCCTCTCATTATGTTCCGTGCGAATGAATTTGAGCAACCGCTTATCGTTAAGGTTAAATCCTTACAGGATGCACTTAACCGGTTACTATCCAACTTCCAAGATAATATGGAAGAGGATATCCGCAGCACAATTCTGATTTTGCAAAACTATGACGGCGAAAATCTCGCTGAGTTCCGTCAAAATCTTGCTTCGTATGGGGCAATCAAAGTTCGTACAGTAGATGGTGTCAACGGGGACGTTAAGGCCTTAAAAATAGAGGTGAATAGCGACAATTACCAATTGCTGATTAACATTTTGCGTAAAGCTATTATCGAGAACGGTCGGGGCTTTGATGCTAAAGATGATCGTATGGCTAACAATCCTAATCAGATGAACATCATGTCGATGTACTCTGATATTGATTTAGATGCCAATGAAATGGAGCTAGAGTTTAAATCTAGCTTGCACGATTTGATGTGGTTCGTTAACACGTATCGTGGCTTAACTAATCAAGATACAGTTGAAGAAGTGGACTTCATATTCAATCGTGACCTACCTATCAATGAAGGCGATACGATTAACAACTGTAAGAATTCCGTTGGCATCATATCCAATGAAACCATCATTGCAAATCATCCGTGGACGACAGATGCTGCAGAAGAGCTTGCGAAAGTAAAAAAGGAACAGTCCGAAGTAACAGCAGATTTTGTTGTACCGAACGGCGGTGAGGCAGATGGCGAATGATTACTGGGAGAAACGGTATGAGCGGTTACTAGATGAATCGTTTCAAAAAGCGAATCTCACTGATGCGGAAATCAAAGCTAACTACGCCAGGGCGTTACGTCGGATAGAAAAGGCTATCAATGATTGGTATCGTAGGTTCGCTACAGAAAACGGACTTCAACTAGCCGAAGCAAGGAAACTACTGAACGCCTATGAGATGAAAGCCTTTAAAATGGATTTGGCTGAGTTTAAGGCAGAAGCTAAAAAAATCGGCGTATCTGAAGAACATCAACAAATGCTATCAAACGCATCCATTCGCGAGCGGTTAAGCCGTGAACAGATGCTGTATATCAACGTGGTTCACGAGCTCGAAATACTGGCTCAAAAGCAGAGTATTTCACTTAACGACCTATTGAAAGATGTGTATCAGTCCTCCGCGTATAAGTCCGCATATACAGTGCAGACGCAACGCGGAGAGTACTCTACAGTTAACACCATTGATAGTAAACGCGTTGAAAGTGTGGTTCATAGTCAATGGGCGAGTGATGGCAAGGACTTCAGTAGTAGGATTTGGGGAGATACAAGTAAGTTAGTAGCTAACTTGCAGAACGATTTCACCCAAGCCCTTATTATTGGGCAAGGGGCGGACACGATGGCAGATAATCTGCATAAGCGGATGAAGACATCATACAGTAACGCTAAGCGATTAATCGAAACAGAGACAGCACGGGTTCACGAGCAAGGGTTTCTTGATAGTATGAAAGACCTAGATGTCGAGGAGTTAGAGATACTGGCTACACTAGATAGTCATACTTCTTCCATCTGCAGACACATGGATCGTAAACGTGTTCGTCTCGTCGATGCTAAACCAGGCGTAACCGTTCCACCGTTTCATTGCTATTGCAGGTCAACTACAATTCCATATATCCCCGGACTCGAAGGGGGAACACGCACAGGTAGAAATCAGAATGACAAGAGTACTGATTTTGACGGAGCGATAACCTATGAGGAATGGGAAAAAGAATTTATTAATTAGCAGCGGAAACGCTGCTTTTTTAATTGCCATTTTAGTATTGTTGGGCGATAACTAACAAGACCGTAGCCGTGAGGTGTGGCTCACGAAAATAAAGCGAAATGGGTATTTTTTAAGGAGGTCACTATGACTAAGGAAGAATTGTTAGCACTAGGATTAACTGAAGAACAGACTGCTAAGGTCGTTGAAGACTATGGCAAGAATTATGTGTCTAAGGATCAATTCAATGCTAAGAATGAGGAACTCAAATCCGTAAAAGGGGAGCTCACGACTCTTAACAGCGAGATTGATAACCTCAAAAAATCTAATGCGGATAATGCGGAGCTTGCGAAACAAATTGAAACGATGAAAGCTGATGCAGAAACTCGTAAGGCTGAATACGAGGGTAAAATCGCACAACTTGAAATCGACAATATTGTGAACGTAGCATTGTCTAATGCAAAAGCTAAAAACAACGTTGCAGTCCGTGCGCTATTGGATTTAACAGATGCAAAAGTGAAGGACGGCAAAATCAAAGGATTAGATGAACAACTTGCTGAAGTTGCAAAAGCTAATCCTTATTTATTTGGGGAAGCGTCCGCCCCTAAAGGTGTAGCGCCTGGTAACCCTGGCGGTAAAGCACCAAGTGGCGCAGTAACTAAAGAAGACTTCGCTAAAATGACGTACTCTCAACGGGCGGAGTTATTCGCAAACGATGTTGAACTTTACCATTCATTAACAGGAGGAAACGCTAATGAATAAACAATTCTCTTTTAATTTACAAACATTCGCAGCAGGTACTACGCAAGTTGCTAATGTAGTTAACCCTCAAGTAATGGCGGACATGGTATCCGCTGGCTTACCTAAAGCTATTAAATTTACTCCTATTGCTAAAATCGATAACACTTTAGCAGGCGTACCTGGTAACGAAATCACTATCCCAGCATGGGGCTACATTGGTGATGCGGAAGACATTGCAGAAGGCGTAGAAGTACTTGCAACTCAAATGTCCACATCCGTCGCTAAAGCTAAGATTAAAAAAGCAATGAAACGCGTTGATATCACAGACGAAGCTAAATTATCCGGTTATGGCGACCCAGTAGGTGAAGCTACTCATCAATTACGTTTGTCCTTGGCTTCTAAAATTGACCAAGATGTAGTAACAGCTCTTGGCGGTGCTACTCTTACAGTAACTGATACTAAAGTTATTTCTTATGAAGGTGTGGTCAACGCAGTAGATAAATTGAACGAAGAAGACTACGTTGAAAAATATTTGTTCGTAGCACCTTCTCAAATTACAGCTCTTCGTAAAGATGCTAACTTCATTGATAAAACAAAATACGGCAATGACGTTATGATGACTGGTGAAATCGGTATGATTGCCGGCTGTCGTGTTGTAACATCCCGCCGCATCAATGATACTGGCGCAACTATCGATAACTTCATCGTTGGTGTAACTGCAGAAGTGGAAGACGGTACCCCTGTATTACCAGCTGTAACAATTTACATTAAACGTGACGTTATGATTGAAGCTGATCGTGTTCCTGAAAAAGGTTTGGACAAAATCGTTGCTAACGAACACTATACTGTTGCATTGACTAACCAATCCAAAGTTGTAAAAGCTACATTCAAAAAATAGTGGGTGAATAATATGACCACGAAAGAGACAGTTTTACAAATTCTTGAATCGTGGCTTGGGTATGATGCAATTTCTGATGTAAATATCATTGAGTATATGATTGATGCGGAAACACAACATATCCTCAATGATATCAATCAGAAAGAACTACCTAGCGAATTACAGCACGTTCTCGTATATCGTGTAATTGGCAGCTATATCACCACAAACAAAAATAAATTGATTGAAGCTGACGGAGAAATGGCGAGTTCCATTAAAATGGGCGATACTGAAGTTCAGTTTAAAGGACCCGACAAGGCATCTCGTCTCCAAGAATTGACCACCGCTTTGAGTGGATATGGAAGGGGTGACTTGGCGTGCTTCCGACGGCTAAGATGGTAGATGCTGCTAGAAAGCAGTTAGAACGATTATATGATTGTACGTGCTATGTTATCTCAGAAGTGGATGCAATGGACCCTGATACTGGAATTATGAGTAAAACGGCCAGTAAAGAGGGTCCTTTTGCTTGTAGAATCAGTTATAAAACTCTCTCTACAGGCCAAAACGCTGAGATTGCGAAATTTAGTACCACCACGGTACTTTTCACCGCTCCGGATGTAATCATACCCAGAGGAGCTCGAATCGAGCTTATAGGGCGAAATACGAAGCAACTTTTTCGCAGTGCATCGATTTCGGCACGATACGACACCCATCAAGAGGTGCAACTCGAAAATTTAGAGGTGCATTGACATGGGCGTTGAATTTGATATGGAAGATTTTGCTGAATTTAATCGTAACTTGGTTAAACTGAGTCAGTCGGGCAGTCTTCAGAATTTCAACAAACAAGTTGTGAAGGAATTGGCCAATGTGTATGTGCGTGAAGCTAAATTGAATACACCAGTCGGTAAACGATCGGTTAAATTCATGCAAAACGGCAAAGTACAAACAAAGTACTTTGATAGCGAGCATACCCGCCAATCGTGGAGTGTTGGTAGATATCAACTGAACGAAAAAACCGGGCGGATTGAGGTATTTAACACATCCTCTTACGCCTCGTTCCTTAATGACGGGCACAGGCAAGAAGTTGGGAGATTTCTTCCCTGGATAGGCCAATCTAAAGGCGGAGTTATGCAAGGCGGTAGACTGAAAAAGCCTTGGGTAGATGGTGCGTACATGCACGAGAAAGCTGAAAAGGTACTCAGTAAAAACGCTAAACGTATTATGGAAATTACATTAAAGAAATGGATTGAAAAGCATGGTGGATTCTGATGTATTAACAGCTGTATCTAAAGCCGTACATACGGCACTTAACGTGCCTATATACCTGGAATTCAAAGAAAACAATATGACATTCCCTTGCGCGTATATCAAGGTGATTGAACCTAGTATGGGCAGACATGTCGGTGATCTTTATAATACTTCTTTGGATTTAGACATCATGTATTACGCCAATAATCTTGATGTGGTTACTGATACGCGAAAACTCATTGATATTCCTAGTGTGCTGTACCTACTGCTTGAATTTGTACAAGTTGGGGAACGTACAATTATGGGCACCGGTATGAAGTACAAGATTTCAGATGGAGTGCTGCACTTCTTCGTAACGTATGAGAACATACTACGGAAAGTGGCCAAACCTATCGAACGTATGAAGCACATGGAATTAACAGAAAGGGTAAAAGATGGCAGATGAAAAACAAGCAGTCGAAGTAACGACTGAACAACAATTTGATGCTTACGCTATCATTGCATCTGACAAATATAGACGGTATCGTGATTTACTCACTTGCCTTCTTAATGAAGATGAAATGTATACGGAAAGCGATATTGATAAGATTTTAAATCAGGCATTAAATATGCCTGTGAAAGGTTAGTGAAATATGGCATTAGGTGGTGGCACATTCTTATTCCACAATAAAGTATTGCCAGGTACTTATATTAACTTCGTATCCAAAGACCGAGCATATGCAGAAGTATCTGACCGAGGCTTTGGTGCGATGATGCTCTCCTTTGATTGGGGCCCAAGTGGTGAAGTGTTCCGTGTAGATAACGACACATTCCAAAAGGATTGTCAAAAATACTTTGGTTATGACTACGGTCATGACAAAATGAAGGGCTTACGTGATTTGTTCCGTGGCTTGAAAACTGGGTACTTCTACCGCTTAAACTCTGACGGTGCACAAGCTACAAGCACAATCGGTAAAGCAAAATATAAGGGTATTCGTGGTAACGATTTGGGTGTATCTGTTCAAGCTGATCCAGATAACACAGGTAAATTTATCGTAACTACTTACCTCACTACAGGTGATGTTCGTAAAGCAGTAGATATTCAAAAGAACTTGAAAAATGCAACAGAATTACAAGATAACGATTACATCGTCTTCACTAAAACTGGTGCATTAACAGCTACAGCTTACACCGCATTATCCGGTGGTACTAACGGCTCCGCAATTGTCGTTAAGAATTACCAAGACGGTCTAGATATGCTTGAACCTTACTACTTCAACATATTAGGTTACGCTGGTGCGGATGAAACAGTTAAGAACTTGCTTATTGCATTTACTAATCGTTGCCGTGAACAAAGTGGCGCTAAATTCCAATTAATTATTCATGGTAAGACTAAAGTCAACTATGAAGGCGTTATCTCTATCCTTAATGATGTAACCGACGAAGGCGCTGAAAAAGGCTCTTTGGTGTATTGGACAGTAGGTAGAGAAGCATCTTGTAACATCAACGCAACAGTAGGCAACATGATCTATGATGGCGAATTCACTGTAAATGTTAACTACAAACAGTTCGAACTTGAACAAGCTATCAAGGACGGCATGTTTATGTTCCACAATGTTACTGACTCCGTTGGTGGTAATATCCAAGGCGACGTTCGTGTATTGAAAGACATCAACACATTTACTGAATTCAGTAAAGCTAAAAACCGCGACTTCTCTCTTAACCAAGTCATTCGTGTATTGGATAACTGGGCAGTTGACGGCGCTAGATTGTTCAATAAAACACATCTTGATAAATCCCCTAATGACCAAGCTGGTCGTGAGTCCTTATGGGGCGACCTTGTATACCTTGCTGAGCAATATCAAAAGGTACGTGCTATCCAAAACTTCGATGATAAGGATATCCCAGTACCTACGCAAGGCGATAACAAGGAAGATGTATTGGTTAACGTACAATTACAGCCAACTGTGGCTATGGAAAAATTGTACATGACTGTTGTAGTAGCCTAGGAGGATAACGCATGGAAAATGAAATTTTAGATGCATTGAAAACGATGGATGCAGCTGACGTTGTTTCTTCTAAATTAGCATCTTGCTATATCGTAGAGAACGGTAACAGATACTTGCTGTTTCAAGCTAAGAAACTCAGCGCAAAAATCAAAAAGAATAAAGAAAAAGTGGCTATTTTGGGCCGCATTGGTGCGGGCAATAAGTCTACCTCCGTAGAATACAGCGGTAGCTTAACTATTTACCACAACACAGCTTTATTCGATAAGATGGTTGAAAAATACTTGAAAACAGGTGTGGATACATACTTTGATATGCAAGTAGTTAATAATGATCCAACTTCTAAAGCTGGTCGCCGTTCTGTAATTCTAAAAGGTGTGAACCTTGACGAATTAACAGCGGCTGAATTCGACGCTGAAGGTAAATACATCGAACAAGAACACAACTTCACCTATGAAGGTGTTAAATACGTTCAACACTTTAATGAATTAGACGGGATGCAAGCCTAGTGCTTGCTCCCTTTTTTAGGAGGTTTTTATAATGGCTGAAAATTTAAGCGCATTCCTTAAACAAAATGTTGATGTAGTCAATGAAACAGAATACGTAGCATCTAAACGTATTAAAGTGAATGGCGAGCCTGTTGCGTGGAAAATCAAAACATTGGCAACAGATGAAACTGAAAAAATGCGTAAGAAATACACTAAACGCATTACTGACCGCATCACTCGTCAATCTGAAGAACGTTTCGATGCGACTGCATACAACGAAGATGTGCTATCTAAGGCAATCACTTACCCTAATCTTTATGATGCGGAACTTCAAGATAGCTGGGGTGTTACTGAACCAGTTGAGCTTGTAAAAGCAATGCTTACACCTGGTGAATATGCTGACCTTTTGGCGGCAGTAACAGAAGCCCAAGGCTATGATGTCGGCATGGAAGATAAGGTAAAAGAAGTAAAAAACTCCTAGAATCCAATGAAACAGAAACGATGTTCGCATATTTGGCATTTGTTAAATACCATATGCGACCTTCTGTTTTTGCGGATATGGACATGAATGAAAAGGCTGTAGTAATTGCCTTTATTCAGCAACATGCCAAAGACGAGCAAGATGAAATGAATAAGGCAAAAAGGGGGTAATGAATGGCTACACTTTCTAACTATATAAGCCTCTCTACTAATATTCCTAATGCTATGAACGCAGCCGCAAACGCAACAACTAAAGCCTATCAATCCATGAACACGCTACATAATAAGATGACTGGCGTATCAAATGCTAGTGAAACACTAAAAGCTAGCATGGGTGGAATCATGAACAGCTTTGCTGGTAACCTGTTGGCTAGTACGGTAATGAACGGTATCGGTGCTATAAAAGGTGCTATCGAATCAATTCAAGATACTGCTACTGAATGGGCACAGGTTCAAGCTCGGCTCAAATTGGTAGCCGGAAGCCAGGAGAATGCTATCTACCTGAATAAGCAGATATTTGAATCCGCACAGCGTGCAAGAGGCGGGTATTTGGAAATGGCTGACGCCGTAATCCAGGTATCTCAATCCGCGCATGATGCGTTCCCGGACCCAAGAAAAGCTGTAGAATTCATGGAAGGAATTCAAAAAGTATTCGCCATTGGCGGTGCATCGAAAGAAGCACAAAAGAACGCTATGCTTCAGTTAACACAAGGTTTAGCGAGTGGACAATTACAAGGCGACGAATTCCGGTCCATTGCTGAGAACGCGCCTATGATTGAAAACATCATTGCTAAATCAATGGGCGTATCCCGTGGAGAACTTAAGAAGCTAGCTTCGGAGGGCAAGATTACTGCTGAAGTCATTAAAAACGCTATTATGAATAACTTGCCTGAGATTGAAAAGCAGTTTGAGTCACTTCCTAAAACTTGGGGTGATCATATGCAGTCGATTAAGAATAAAGCTATTCGGGCGTTTGAGCCTGTGTTCCAACGAATATCCGACCTTGCTAATAGTGAGGGTGTCCGTGAGTTAGTGGACAACGTAACTGGAGCTATCCAAACGGTAGCGCCGGTATTCTATTGGCTCGTAGGTGTTATCGGTGAAACGATTAATACTGCAGTATGGGCATTTAACACGTTATCTAACTTTGTTAGACAGCACTCGTCTATCATGTATACAGCAATGATAATACTGGGTGGCGTAATGGCGTTTTATGCAATCCAGGCCGGTATAGCAGCCGGAAGAACGATTCTCGCTGCAGGAGCTATGGCAATTAAGGCCGTAGCGGATTGGGCGGAAACTGCCGCTCTGTTAGCAATGATTGTAGCTCAAGAAGGATTGAACGCCGCATTATATGCGTGTCCGTTAACATGGGTAATCGGCTTGATTGTTGCAGTTATAGTCATAATCTACTTAGCTGTAGAAGCTATTAACTATTTCTGTGATGCGAATATTAGCGTACTAGGAATCGTAGTTGGTGCTTTTTGGGCGTTCGGTTCCGCTATTTTCAATGTGTTCGCATTGGGATGGAACATTATCGCAGCATTTGTTAATTTCTTGGCCAACGTATTTAAAGACCCATTACATGCAGTCGCTAATTTATTTATCGATATATGGAATGGTATTTGGCAATTCGTAAAAGCCAGGATTAACGATATTATCGATGCGATTAATAAAATCCCAGGTGTAAATATTGATAAAGTCGGCGGGGCTACTGGTGTAATAGAACGATTCGAGATTGCCGGCGGTGAAACTACTGTCATGGGCAAGATGGATTATTCTAGCGTTACAGGGGCTTTCGGTGAAGGCTATAACATTGGGGCTAACCTTAGCCTAGGTGACTTAATGCCTAACATGCCTGGTGTTAAAACTCCTCAAGAGTTTGACGCTAGCAAAATTACTCCTGGCGCCGATCATGATGCGGCCGATAAGACTAAGAAAAACACAGGTAAGACTGCCAAAAACACAGGCAAGATTGCCAAGTCTATCGACATGACAAATGAGGAAATCAAGGCACTCCGTGAAAGCGCTATCGATAAGTCCTTGAAGAGATGGCAAGATGCCAATGTAATTCACATCCAAATGAATAACGATGTGGAAATCAATAACGGCACTGACTTAGATGGCTTTACAAGTCAAATCTCGAAAGGCTTGAAAGATGCATTTGCAATTCAAAGGGAGGGAATCTAAATGTATTACTTCTATATGGGGACGATGCAGATACCGATTCCCCCTAAAGAATTAACCACTACTATCAATGGCAAGAACGAAACTATGGAGCTATTGGGGAAAGGCGAAGTTAACGTTATTAAACCAGCAGGGCTTACTGACATTGCTTTTAAATTCTTATTGCCTAACTCCGATTATCCATTTAATGAGTCTTTGTTGTTTAAGTCTAAAAAGGCTAAGTATTACATCGATGAACTCGAAAAGCTTAAAACTACAAAGACGATTTTCCAATTTATCGTAGTTCGAATGAAACCAGGTGGACAGATGCTAGCCATGACTAACATGAAATGTACGCTTGAAAACTACGTCATAGAAGAAGATGCAGATAACGGCTTTGACTCATATGCTAGTGTTACCTTGAAACAATGGAAAGATTGGGGCGCTAAACGGATTGAAGTGAAGACAGACAAAGACGGAACTGCAAAAGGTAGCGTTAAGTCGGACAGGCCTACGGACGGCAAGGTGGCGGCATCTACTGCTAAAGTATCCAAAGGACAGACTTTACAGCAAATCGTTAAGAAGCAACTAGGCAATACGGATAACCTATTCCAAATTGCTGCCCTTAACAAAATCGCTGTACCTGCTATCTTGGGGGTTGGTCAAATCGTCCAGCTTAAACGAGAGGGTAATAACGAATGGCTATAGATGAAAAGAAAACAGTCGAAAAATCTCAAATCAATGGCACTATCATTCCGTTACCCATGCCGACTCAACTTCACTATGAGCTAACCATCAGAAACAAAAGCACTGGTGATTTATGGCTCGTAGAACCTGAAGACGGCGTACAAATTACGAGAGCAGTTGATTGCGTTCCAAGTAAGATGACTTTCAAAGTGCCTAAAGACCCTAACCTCAGTTTTGAAGAAGGCGATACCGCCAAGTTCACTTTAAACGGAGGGGCGGTGTTCTTTGGGTATGTCTTTGAGAAACAGCGTGACGGCAAGAATTCTATTTCGGTTACTTGCTATGATCAGATACGCTATCTTAAGAATAAAGACTGCTATGTTATCGGGGCTATGACGGCGACAGAATTCATCAAAATGGTAGCCGATGACTTTGGTTTGAAATGTGGTTATATGGATGATACCGTGTGGAAAACTCCGGAGAAACCTCAAACCATATTCAAAGATAAGTCATTGCAAGAAATGATATGTCAACTACTCGACAAAACGGCTATATACACTCCGAATCATGCGTTCTACCATTTGTACGATGATGCGGGCGAGTTACGGCTAGCATCGTTTGAGACTATGAAGACAGATATTTACATTGATGATGAGTGTATGGAAGATGTGCAATACACAACTTCCATAGACAAGGAAACATACAACTATGTAAAAATCGTCCGCACCGTTCCAAACGGCGCATCAAGTAAGTTGGAGAACACCTTCATCGCTAAAGACGATAAGAACATCGAGAAATGGGGCAGATTACAGTATCTACTCATTCCTAAAGAGAAGGACGTCAACGCAGTAGCACAAGCCAAGGCAATCATGGCTCACAAAAATAAGAAAAGCCGTGAGATTAAGTTGAAAAACGTCATTGGCGATGTGCGTGTGCGTGGTGGCTCGTTGGTGTACATCAATCGAAACTTTGGCGATATGATTGTTAATAATTACATGATGGTAACATCTGTTACTCATACGTTTAAAACAGGATTTCATGGAATGGATTTAGATTTACGATACGTTGATAATGATGCGGCTTATGAAGTTGCAAAAGACGAAGATGCGGAAGCAGTTAAGAAGATTGAAGCTGCTAAAAAGACCAAAGGTACCGCAGTCACTACTGGGGCAGGCGGTACAGCGGGTCAAGTTGATACTGCATTCAGCGCCAATGACGGCCGAGTATCTCAATACGGCAGTCAAGGCTGTGCTGACACAGTATGCGCTACTGGGTCTTGGTACAATTCTGATTTGAAAGATGAGTACAACAAAGGCACGGCAAGAGTTGATACGCTTCGCCAAAATCTCGAGGCTAAAGGTTATACAACGGAACAATTCAACGGATACGCTAATAAAGGCGATTTGTTGATTTATGGTGATGACGAACACGTTGTTATTGCAGATGGTGCAGGCGGGTGCTTCGGCAATTCTTCTAAACGTGGTTATGCTATGAAATATGGCAACGCAAATTATGCGTGGCATAATGACGAAGCGCCAACTAAGATTATTCGAATGGGGGCTAAATAATGGATAGCGAGTACATGAAAATCGTTAACACGATTAAAGAAATAGCGAGCACCGTTATATCGAATGGCGAACCTATGGAAGTAGTCGTTGGCGAAGTTGTCAGTGTGTCACCGCTCGCTATTAAGATTGACCCTAAGTTAACCGTACCTGAAGAAAATATTATTCTTACTAAGAACACCTGTGAATGGACTATGGAGATGAGTGTTGATCATGTTACAGAAAACCGAGCAGGTGGCGGCGGTATGGCCGAATATGCAAGCCATAACCATGAGTACAAAGGACGTAAGAAGTATCTCGTTCATAACCAGTTAGTTAGGGGTGATAAGGTCATTATGTTAAAGGAAACTGGCGGACAGCGCTACATAGCATTAGACCGTTGGTATAACCCGAACAGGGGGTGCACGACTAAGTAATGGCAGATAATTTACTATTACCAAAACAAAATAACGATGCCCTTATTCCGGATACAGTAAATTATATTGAACCGTCGCATACGTATGACGTTGATTTTAGAACGGATAGCCAAATTAGGGGCTATGCAGATAAGTTGCGGGCTATGGAGCAAGCGATTTATAAAATCATCAACACGGAGCGATACCAATATATCATTTACAGTTGGAATTACGGCATCGAGCTACAAGACTTATTCGGTCAGCCAATTCCGTATGTGTACGCTGAGTTACAGCGACGCATAGAAGAGGCTTTACTGAATGACGATAGAATCACTAAAGTATACAACTTTGACTTTAGCCACGAAGGTGGTGACGTCATGGTTGAATTCGATGTAGATACCATTTATGGTACGCTACAAAAAATCAAGAAAGGGGTGAAAGGTATTGTATGAGCATATGACGGCCAATCGAATTGAAAAACGAATGCTCGATAGAGTTAAAGATGAATTCGATAGGCGTGAAGGTAGTGTTATATACGATGCTACAGCTCCAGCAAGTGTGGAGTTTGCAGAACTCTACATCCTAGCAGATGTTATTTTGAAACAAGCGTTTGCAACTACGGCAGACCGTGAGTTCTTAATACTTCGGGCGGCAGAGTTTAATATTTACCCGGAACCGGCCACGCAAGGCGAATTTGAAGCCCAGTTTAATATGGAAGTACCGATTGGCTCCAGGTTTAATTACAACGAATATAACTTTGTTGTAACAGAGTTAATCGACGACACGGAACATAAGTATAAGCTCAAATGCGAACAGTACGGGCGCACTCCTAATGCGACTACAGGTGATATCACGCCAATACAAGGTATTAATGGCCTTACCTCCGCTAAGATATTGAAAAATATCACACCTGGTGAAGATGAAGAAGACACGGAAGTATTTAGAAAACGATACTTTGATGCTTTGAAATCAAAAGCTTATGGTGGCAATGGCGCTGATTACAAGGAAAAGGTATTAGCTATCCCTGGTGTAGGTGGTGTTAAAGTATACCGCTGTTGGAATGGTGGCGGTACAGTTAAGTTAGTCGTCTTAGATAGCGACTACAAACCGGCAGCAGATGAACTGATTAAGGAAGTAGAGAACGTTATAGACCCTGCACCGAAAGGCAAAGGCTATGGGCTCGCTCCTATCGGTCATACTGTAACAATCGAAAAGGCCGAACCTGTAACTGTCAACTACCGAATTGAAGTAACTATGATGAGCGGTCATACAATTAACGAAATCCAAACTCTTGCAGAAAACGCTATTAAGCAACGATTACTTATTCGTGCTAAAGAATGGTGTAATCAAGACGAGAAGGATCGTGTTATTCTTCGGTCTAGCCTGGTAACAGCTTTGATGGTTGAACTTCCTAACGTTCTTGATGTGGGTAGAATTACCGTAAACGGTGCCGCTATATCAAAACTAGAATTAAAGGATAATCAAATCCCAGTATTAGGGACGATTACTTTGGTGGCGGTATGATTACAGATTTCGGTATTTTTAAGCGAGATATTGATATCTCACAATTCGCCGTTCCGTTAACTCGAGATTCTCGGGATATCCAAGAAGTGTATCGAGTGGAATCGGCTGAATTACAACTACTATGGGATATCATGCTTGATATCTTTAAGGAAGAATACATCTATACCGCATCAGATTACGGGCTTGAAGCATGGGAACATATCTTAGGCATCAATCCTCCGGATTTGACAGACACAGAAGGGCGCAGAAGTGAAATACTATCGGTATTAATCGGACAGCGTCCTTTTACTATGCCTAAAGTGCAAGAAATGCTTAATTTTAAATTCGGTAATCACGTAGTAGAGCACTCCGTTGTATCTGACAGGTATGAGTACTGGCTAGATGTAGTAGATGGGTTTGAAACACAACTCAACAATATCATTGATTATGTTGAGCCGTTAATACCTAAGAACTTAATCATCAAAACGAAAAGTACTACAAACCTTAACGGCGAAATATACATTGGCGCTATCTCTGATGTATATGAATCCTTCCATGTCGGGGCGGCATTAGATAAGTTTGACTTCAAAGTAGGCTCTGACATTAATATAGGCATGAGCTTCGACGTATTAGAAACAATTAAAGTATAAGGAGAACACATGGCTTCTATTTATCCAAACACACGATTAACCAATTATGGCCGTGAGTTAATCGCAAGATCGCAAGCAACTGGTAAGAAGTTGCAGTATATTAAATTAGTTACTGGAGACGGCCAGCTCGATAATCAAAATATCGATACTATGACCTCTGTAATAGCTCCAAAATTGGAGTGTCCGTTTACCTCTAATGGTGAATTCGTAGGAGACGGTCAATTTAGAATTGAATTTGCAGTAGGCAATAGTACGGTAACTAGTGGATTCTTCGCCAGAGAATTAGGCGTATATGCTAATTTAGAAGGTGAATCTGATTCCGCTGCTAGATTAATTGCATATAGTAATGGCGGTAACTACGCATCCTATATTCCATCTAAGGAGACTCCTATTAATTCTAAAGTATTCTCTTTAGATGTTGTAATTGGCAATTCCACGAATGTAACTGTTAAGAAGGTTGATGCGGCGTATCTGACTAGAGGTGCATTAGAGGCCCATGGCCGTGATACAAGTGCGCACCCTCCTATTACAGACCAAATTAAAGCAATCCTCGGTAGTGCTAACTGGAAAGACTCTCCGGCAAGTACGCTTGTTACAATTAAAAACTTATTAGGCCAAGGCGCTATAGTAGCGTCTAAGCTTGATGCTAATGCTGGTTTCGTAAAGTTTGCGAATGGTTTCACTATCCAGTGGGGAGCGTTTAATAACGTACCCATAGGAGGTACAATTTCATTTCCTGTTTCATTTGATAGAGAGTGTTACGTAGTAGTTGGTAATGACGTGAATGGCAACAATGTTGATAACCAGGTCCATTCATTTAGAGAGCATACTAAGACAGGGGTTAAAGTATATTCTCAGGCGGCGAAAGATGGATTAAATAAAACTAGTGCTTGGGGCAGATATATCGCGGTAGGTAATTAAATAATCCCCAGTGCGAACCAGTAATAGGATGCCGCATATCTATCACTCGCCACAAATACAGCTTTTGTATTATTGCTTTCGCTTGCAGAGTTTGCAAAATATCTAGGTGTATCTGACCCACTCCAATACGCATCAATAGCATTAGCCATGAATAATCTTGTAAATCTAATAGGAAATGTCACTTCTGTCTTGACTACATTATCTTGTCCGCCAATTCCCCACTGGAGATAGTTTAATAAGTGCCTATAGAACTACGGCATGGGAGTAGGTAATTAGCTGATTCCAACGCACAGCCATGTAAAGTTACCGGCGTTGCCTCGATTAGTTAAAAAGCGAATAGATGTTCTGTTGTTATTTGAAAATCCACTATTCCAAGACAAAAAGAACTCATCTCCTCGTGTCGAAATTCCTGCAGAGTCATCACTACATATTGCCATTAATACCCTACAACTGATAGGCAATGTTACATCACAATAGGTATTTTGATTTAAAAACCAAGTTAAGCCCCATTGGGGAGTTACCTTAGTAATTCTATGGTTTTTCGTAGCTCACGAATAGTTTTATGCGTGTATACCCTGGTAGTGATATCACCTTGTTTATGGCCTAGTAAGGAACGTAACGCGTTAGGTGGCGCAACCGCATCAAGTAGACTTGCGAATGTGTGCCTGGTATCGTGGATAGTATGCTTACAGTTAAGCTGCTTCATAATATCCTGGAAATGCTTACGGAATGATGTGTAGCTGATAGTGAATAGGTAATTACTAGTATGTAGTTGCTCTATTATAGGCATGATGCGGTGATGAATGGGAATAATACGACCTTCACCGGCTTTTGTTTTAGCGCGTCTTACGATGAGGTATGATGATCGTCTATTGATATCCTGCCTACGTAAATTAAGTAGCTCGCCGATGCGGAGTCCTGTGTAGAGCAGTATTAAAATCATATGAGAATAAGAAGTATCTATCGCCCATAATTTGTTGATTTGTTGGCGTGTAAATACTTTTCTCCTAATCGTTGGTATATTAGGGCCTAGGGTTAAGTGTAAGGCGTAATTAGTGATAGGGTAATCTTTAATGATTGCGTAATTAAATAATTGATTAAGTAGTGTACGGACTTTCTTACAAGATGAGTAGGAGAGTCCTTTTACGTGCATGGATTTAATCACATTTTGAAGGTGCTGAAAATGAATATCCGTGATAGGTATATCCGCTATGTTGGATATGTGTTTAAAAGCAATGCGATAAGACTTAACAGCGCTATCAGAAATAGACTGCGAGTGAATAGGCAACCACTCGTTAAATAGTTGCCTTAATGTAATGGTATTGCGTTGTCTACGTTTTAGCATAACAGCGTAACGGCGCATAATTTCACCTCCGAAAGGATACGACTATGAATCAATATGTATTTGTGTTAAACGAAATGGGCGAACGAATTACGTCCTATGTTGATAATACAGTAACGCAAGAGCAGTTGTTAGCAACTGCAAAACAAGAATGGCCAGATGCAGCAGATTATATTTACTCTGCAGATGGTGATACCATGCTAGATGAATTTATGAAAGGTAAATTCTATATAGACGGCAAATTCGTTGCGCCTGATCCGTATGTTCCTACAAAGGAAGATAAGATTAACGCGATTAAATCTGAATACGAGCCGCGCTTCAAATCCTTAGAAGAGGCTCAGCGTAGATTGTTATTAATGGGAAAACCTACTGCAGCTATTAGTGCGCAGTATATTAAATTGAATAACGAAATGGTAACACGTATTAAGGAGGTACAATAATATGCCTAAATATATCGGAGAAAGTAAAGTACCTGTTATGGAATTCTGTGAGTACTGCTGGGAAGTGCTTAACGAAGACGGAACATGCCCAACAGAGGGCTGTGTCCATAATGATTTAATGGACGAGGTAATCAAAGATGAAACTTCCGGTACTACACAACCTTAATGCAATTAAAGGTGAAGCAATTTCTATTAATATCGGCTATAACAACCTTGTTGATGAGGGCAGCTTGTTTGCATGTGTGCGTAAATATGCTGATAGTGAAGAATATAAGGTGAAGTTTAGTATCGATGTATCTACCGATAATTTAGAGGATGATGAGCTTTGTAAAATCACTCTATCCTTAGATACTGGAACTCTAGATGTAGGTAAATACCAATGGGATTTATTCTTATGGAGTGGAGACCACCCTATTAAATGTCTAGTTAAAGGGCAACTTAATATAATTCAAGGTATTAGTAATAGGGGGAAATAATGAACGATGTAAACATTCACATTAATGAAGATGAAGATAAAGAACGAATTAAAGTTAAAGACAATCTTCAAATAGTTAAACTGCAAGGACCAAAAGGCGACCCTGGACTACAAGGGCCACCAGGTCCTCCTGGGCCTCCTGGTGAACCTGGTAAAAATGGCGTTGATGGCGTAAACGGCGAGCGAGGTATTCAAGGACCACCAGGACCTCCTGGTAAAGACGGAATTAACGGAGCGAAAGGTGAACAAGGCTTGCAAGGTCCTCCTGGGCCACCAGGAAGAGACGGAACTAAAGGTGAACAAGGAATTCCTGGACCACCTGGACCAAAAGGGGAACCATTTAAATATTCCGATTTTACTGCGGAACAATTAGCATTACTTAAAGGCCCTAAAGGTGAGCCATTTAGATATAGCGACTTTACACAGGAACAACTTAA